CTTTGGCGTGGTCCACTTGTGTACCACTCCCAAGCTGCATCCATTGCAGTCGGCGACATTGCATCTTGTTCTGAGTGCGGGTCATCAATAATAAGTAAATCAGCACCACGACCTGTGATTGCGCCACCTACTCCTGAATAGAAAGCTTCTCCGCCATCGTCGGTTGTCCAACGGCCTGCTGACTTGTTATCGCCTGATAAGGTTATGTTTGGAAATATGGTTTGATACTCCTCGCTGTCAATAATGTTACGAACTCTTCTACCAAACCTAACAGCTAACTCAGCCGTGTGAGTTGCTTGTATAATTTTTAAACTTGGATTTAGACCCATCATCCATGCAGGAAAATAAGTAGATGCAAACTCTGACTTTGAGTGTCTAGGTGGCAACATAACCATTAATCTTTTGCATTTGCCTTGTGCTATACGATTAAGTTTTTCTGCTAAAATTTTGTGATGCCTTCCCATAATAAAGCCATCCCATTGAAATTTAACAAACTCCAAAAAATCATCTCTGCATTTATCTCTTGAATTAAGATTTTTCCATTTATCAATAAGAGTTAAAGCCTCTACTTGCTCATCTCTTGATAGAGCATCAAATGATTTTATATTTTCTAAATTAATCATAGGTGGAGAGCCAATGGGTTTTAAAGGACATTACTGACTCTCCTGACATACTGTGTGGGAGAGAGGAGATATGTGAACATCCACAAACAAGCATGTCAATCAGACTTTACCCCATTCTTTGCCTTCAAACAACAAGGCTTCTGCGTTCCTTCTTTTCATTAATCCTTCATTTGGCACACCAGAGACTTTATTCCATCTTTTAATTTGTTCAGGAACTTCACTAAACTTTCTATTGTTTACAACTTTTAACATGGTTGAAGAACCTAAATTAGTCGGTCCAAGATTAAAAACCCATGATACAAGCGCGTCAAATTGATTTTGATTTAATTCTACATCTACCATATCGTTGATGTAGCCTTCGTACTCGTGTAACTCGTGTGCTAGTAAATCTTCTGCATCTTGTTTGCTTATTGTCATACCATCTTGCACAGGACTGCCGTCTATAAGTTTAAGGCTGCCAAATCCAATAGTAGCCTTATTTGCAGCGCATCTATAACTAACCACGTTGCCATTATCATCTGTAGGACATCCTTCAAAATATTTAATTAAATCTATACCATCTTGCGATATTTGCATTTTATTTATCTCCTGTTTTGGTTGTAGTAACAGTTCTATAATACACAACCACTTCTTTAAGTTCATTTATATACCTTTTAAGTTCTTGCATGTTGTAAGCCATAATTTCATAATCAGGTATTGTCATAGCCAAAAAGACTAATTCACCTTCTTGTTCTTCTATTCTTGCAAGTTGTTCTTCCCAATTATCAGGCGTGACAACAATCCACATAGGTTCTTTCAAATCTATTTCTCTAGGCATAATAGGTTGCACTATTGTCCTGTCTAGTGGTTTTGCCGTAACCTCTATCTGCTTAGTTGGAATTAGGCTGCAACTGCAAGCCATCATCAAGGTCATCAACAACATTGCTGAGTTTCTCGATTTCTTCCATAATGTGTTTTGTACCATTATTTATTTTCCTTTCCATTTCTACCGGGTCTGCAAGTATTTTTGCAGACAGCTCGTAGTCTTTTATAAACTGTGTGTATCTGTTTAACTCTCTTTGTGCCGCTTGGCTTTTGATTACAAGGTCATTTAATTGTCCTGTTTGTAACTCAAAATCATTTTGTAAACTTGTGATTGCTTCTTCTTGTGTGGCTATAGCACCCTCTAAAGCGAGATTGTTAGCTTTAAGTGTGGTATTTTCTTGATACAGCCAATAGCCGCCTAGGCCTAAAACAAAAATTATACCTATTAACATTTGTTGCATTACATGTCCTCTATTATGTAATTTAAACCGCCTGCACTTCTAAATTCAATCAACCTGTTGTGTGAATCACGAAACTTTAAGTGTTTTTCTTTTTGCACTAATATCTTTTTTGATATGTAGGTTTTATCATCTGTATCTCCATATTCTTTGTTAAAAGATACTGTAATTTTATATCTAGTTTTAAATAAACTTATTATCCACTCAAAAAATACTTTAAGTGCTTGTTTTAATTTGTTCATTAAACAAACCTAGACAATACCAATGAAACCAAAATAAATGGATAAACTGCCCATATCATGTTTTCTAGTTTATCAAAACGCTTTGCACCATCTTCTAATCTTTTTTCAATATTTGCATATCGTATAGAACACTCTTTTTCGTGTGTTTCTATTTTTGTAATAGCTTCTTTAGTTGTTGCCATAAATCTCATTTAACTGTATAAATTTTTAAAGCTTTAGCTTTGCCTTTAACTTTTATTGCTTTTAAAGATTTTAACTTATAACTAACACTTTGTGCAGTATTTTCTCCAATTAATATATCTGCTCCTGCTTCTTTTGTAGCTGATTCAAGTCTAGCTGCTGTATTTACAGCATCTCCAATAGCTGAATAATCAAACCGGGTATCGCTACCCATATTACCAATTACAGCTTCGCCAGTATTTATACCCACGCCTATGGCTATTTCATGTGGTAGTTCTTTGTTGAGTTCTTTTATTGCTTCTTGCATTTCTATAGCAGTTTTAACAGCAAGTTCTTCGTGGTTTTCTAAGTCTAGTGGAGCGTTAAATATTGAAAAACAAGCATCCCCGATAAATTTGTCGACTAAACCTTGGTTTCTCTGCACACATTCAACTTGCACTGTAAGTGCTTTGTTCATAATCTCTGTTACTTCTTCTGGCTCTAGTTTTTCTGATAGAGAAGTGAAGCCACGCACGTCAGTGAAAAGGAACGTCGCATAACGCTTTTCACCACCTAATTTTAAAAGTTCAGGATTATCTTGTAATCTTTTTACTTGTCTTGGGTCTAAGTAATGCTCAAATTGTTTTTTAATCTGTAAACGCAATTTAAACTGCTCTCTAAAACGCAGATAGAAGGCTATTGCTCCTGTAATAAAACCTGCTATTAAAGTCCAGGTAATATCAACCAAAATACCATTTTGGATAATCCAAAAACCACCAAAGGCTGTACAGAGCATTGTGATACTAGCCAATACAATGCCTAGGGTCATACCAAGATAGTTGATTAGAACCCATATAAGAGAGACAAATATGCCAAAAATTAGTATTTCAGCCGCCAAAGACCAATCTGGGATGTATGGACTGTCTTGTATAAGTATAGATTCAGCTAGTGCGGTTTGTATTTTATGAGGCTCTAACAAACCAACGGGAGTTGCAACTTGCGGCATTACCCCATTGGCAGTAACTCCAACAAAAACAAACTTGCCTGCTACTTTCATTGCTTCTAGTGTTGTTTGTGGTGTATCTACCCAACTTATCCACTTACGACCAAGACTATCTGTTTTAACAGGCGGTATGCCTCTAATTGATATTTCTTCTATACCATTATCATTAGTTTTTATAATGTAAGTTTTTACATCAAATAAAGATTTGTATATTTGCGTTCCAAAACTAGGAATCCACTCTTTGTTGGGTGTGCTGACAAGCAAGGGTATTCTTCTAACTAATTGGTCTACATCGGTAGGCGCTATAGCCAATCCTTGTAATGCACTTGTGGTTAGAGTTTCAACATTCTGAACCACTCCTTCTGAAACAATGCCTTGTACTTGATTACCTTTTACAACCGTGCCTGTTGGCTTAGGATATTGACCGTTGCTATTTTCAAACATTGCTAATACAGATGGAGCGTATGCAAGTGTTTGTGCAAAAACTTCATCACCACCCATGCGGTCTGCTTGTGGAAAAGATATAACCCAACCAACTCCAACAGCGCCTTCGTTGATTAAATCAACCTGTATCTTTGCAAGAGTTCTTCTTGGAAAAGGCCAACCACCCTCTTTGGTTACATCTTCTTCTGTAATATTTAAAATTACAAAATTACCAGACTCTTGTTGTTGCTTAACTAAAGCATCAAAAGTTTTTAACTTAAGTATTTCTGTGGGTGTAGACTGAAACACTAGCGGTAATGCTAGTATTATCAGTAAAGGTAAAATTAATTTTTTAATTGTTTCTCCTGAATTACTGTGAATGATTTACACTTTTGTACTTCATCCCATTTTGCCCTTTTTATTTTAGTCCAATGGTTCGCTCTATGTGTGCTTAGATAAGCAGGTCGTATTTTTACCCACTTCCAACCAATGTCTCCTATTTCAAAATGATGATACCCATGCGACAGTCTATTTGCTGTAGTTGGGTCATTGTAAAACCGAACAATGTCTCTAGGTTTTTTTGCTTCTTTATGTTGCGGTATTTTTTTTATATCTATTGTAATCATGCTTTTACTCATACGTTATTTTGTCATAAACATTTCCTAAACATTTTTCACAACCTACAAGACCTGCAATCCACTGTTTTAGTTCTGCGTTATTAGTTTTATTACCACGTTCATCTACATCATCGGGATAGTGTTTTTTGTTAAATGCCAAAGTTTTTTTGTGACGTTCTAATAAACCATCTTGGTCACATCTATAATATTCTATAGCGTGCCTAAGATGATAAATTTGAGCATCTGTTAATTGTATTGTTTTCATAGTGTTTCCTAATTTATTTAATATACATAACATTATACTTACATCACAACACAAATCAACACTTTATTACACTTAATTACTTTGCGTGATTTTGATAACGCTATCTCCACCACCATTTATTTTGATTATATTAGATACTCCGTCTTGTATTAAAATTACTGTGTAACCGTTTCCTGAGTTTAAATCTACTTGTACTGATTCGCTTACTTTTCTACGTAAACTTATAACTTGTCCTGTTACTATTGTAGTTATTTGTGTGTCTGTATCTTGACCAATTAAAGTACCTGAAATATTTACACCTGTAGCTAACGCTAATTGGTCTTCTTCTTTTTCTATAGCAAGAGCGTCTAATACATTTAATAAATCTTCTAAGAAATTAACATCAAGATAATTAATATCTAATTCTGTAAATTGTAAACTATCGTTTTCTAAAAAGTCTTCTGCTAAATAATCTATATCTAAATCATTAAAATCTAATAAATTTACTGTTTTGGTTGTAGCTGTTTCTTCTTGTACAACAGCTTCTTCTTTAGGTGGAGTAACAATTAACATGTTATCAATAATATCTAAAGTTAAATCTAACATTACAGGTTTGCTAGGAGTGTTTTCCCAAACAGAAACAGTTGTAGCCTGGTAGGGTTTGTTTAGCGTTACTGTACCCATGCCTGTTGTTACAAGTATCTCGCCACTAGATAAACCAAAAGCATCTGGCAAAAGAATAATAAGACTGCGGCCAAGCTCATCAACCGTGGCAGTAAAATCAGTACCCCTAATGGCTATTTGGGCAGTAGGTGTTTTGAGCGTGATGTTTTGTTTGTCTATACGATTAAGATTGCCGGTTATAAACCTAGCCGTACCAAGACCAAAGGTAAGGGCCATCTTTGATTTTGATGGGTCCGGGTCATAGATATATTCATCTATTAAGAGTTGTGAGTGTTCTGTAAGTTTTACTACTGATTCATCTAAAAAAGTAATAGCCATTCTACCATTTGTAGTGATAGCTTCGTCATTGCTTTGAATAGCAAATTTTAAATTAGCGTCGTAAGGTTTATCTCTTACAATTTGTGCTGAACCATTTAGCTCAGATATGTCTCCAATATCAGCAGCTTGTACTTGTTCCGCCGTCGTTTTGAATGACGCAAACAGTACCACTGCTACCGTTAGATAGAATCTTGAGCCAATCATTATCTAATGTACTCGATTGTGTAATATTAAATGTTCTACTGTTACCTGTTTGGTCTAAATAAAAATAACCGCCAGCATAACCAGAACCTGTAAAGTTTACAGTATTACTATCTCCGTCAACATCAACATACGAAGTGCCGCCGTCATAATTTATGTCAAAATCAAAAGTGTTACCGTCGCCTTGTATAATCCAATCTAAATCAAGAGTTGCTGCTAAAGCACTAGTGCCGTGGTCAAGAGTAAAAGTGTTTGTACTTCCTGTTACGTCCACGTTGTAATTAGAATTATCAATTCCATAAGTGTTTGTTGGGTCTCCTTGTATGGTAAAAGTATTAGAATCACCATCAAACTCAAAGAAACCTGTTACAGTATCACCTAAAATATCACCTAAAAATTTATTAGTATCACCTATTTGGTTAATATCTAAAGTCATAGTAGCACCATCTAAATCTAATGCGGTCAAAGAACCAGCAGAAGAGTTTAAGCCTCCTATAATATTACCTGAACCAAGTTGTTCTAAATCTATATTTGCTGTAGCACCTGATTGGTCTACGTAAATTTCATTATCAGCCGCGTATATTGTCAATGCAGTCAACATCACAATCAGGCTTATTAATTGTAATTGTTTCATTTTTTTCCTCCCAGAAACCTTTAGCATAACCTATTTTAACGATTTGTAAAACTGATTCCTCTATAGCTCTTTGTAGTGCTAAAGTTGTAGGTTCGTTTTCTGCGTCTCCTGTTTCAATTTCTACTAACTCTGTACCTGCTTCTATAAACCTAAATACATCTTGTGATTGACCATAACTATAAATTTGTTTACTTACTAAAACATCAATCAATACTTCTCCTGTAGCTATAGAAATCATACGTAAAGCAACTGTTATATTATCTATACGATATTGTTTGCTGCTACCGATAGAAAGATACCTGGCACCAATACCACCACTTTTAATGTTTGTGTCATAGCCAATGACAGCACCTTCCATAAGCACACCTGCAAACAATAAAGGCATGATAGGTTTTTTACCGTCTTCTTTTTCGTTTTGTTCTCTTGCAGAACGTATCAGTTGTCTTTCTTTAGTTAGGTTATCTAAGCCCACCCTTTCAGCTACTCTAAAAAACTTACCACCAGATGTATGTTTTAAACTTCTAATTAATAAATGACTTGGAGCCTGGGTTAGTGCTGTACTAAATAAAGCAAATTCACTATTGCTTTTACGTTGTCCTGTTTGGTCTGTAAAACTGTTAGGATATACCGCAACAACGATAGGTATTTTAGGCTGTGGTGCATTTAATAATTCTTCAGATTGTATTTGTAAAACACTAGGTAAAGTTTTACCTTGTTGTAAATTAGTATCTACAGGAGCTAAACTACAACTAGAAGCTAAAATCACCAATAGGCAGCTGTATTTCAGTGACATTTCCGTTTTCATCCGTAATAATTAGAGTAATAACGCCATCTTCAATACTATATTGGATAGTGTTTCCCTCGAGTGTTAAAGTTCCTTCTGTGCTTGGTGTTTCTCCAAATAAATTTTCTACAAGCTGTCTTGATAATTGTGCATAAATTCTTGATTCAAGATTCCTAATAAATCTAGCTAGTGTAGTATTTTCTTTATCTCTTTCTATTTGGTCTTGTATCGCTTTTAGTTCTTCTTTAATACTCATTTTTCTATTAAATTCTTGGTTTTCAATAGTTAAATAATGTGATGAAGTATTAATACCACTAAACGAAGGATTTTTAAATTTATGAGTTATAGTATCTGCTTTTACATTTACGCCAATGATACCAAGAATTAATACTAGGGCTATAAAACAGACACTTACACAAATTCTATATTTTTCTGCAGCCACTTTATTTAATTGTTTTTTTGTTATTTTCTTTTTCATTTAATTCTAAAACAGTATTAACTTTCTCTTGTAATCGTATCATATCTTGGTCTAACAGGCGAAGTTGGTCAGTAAGGCGAATAATTGTTTTTTTCATTTCTGATACAGCCGGGTCAATAGTGTTGGTAATGGTTTGCCATACAAAATAAACAAAATATCCAAGGCCAACTACCATAATGGTCGTAAAGCCAAACTTTTCTACCAATACAACAATGTCCATTAAA